TATCAATCACTAGTGAGTCGTCAGCCGACAACGGGACGTCGTACTCAAGCCGGTCACCCGTGAGCACGTTGCGCACGGACGGTGTCGTGACCGGCCCGGTAATGGTGATCACGGGGTGCGCCGGAGCGTCCCCGAAGTTGTAGGCGGTCATGTCGCCGGAGACACCGGGCGCGCCCCAGTCGTAGGGATCGGTGAGGCCCGATGCCAGCGGGGCCAACACGAACAGCGCCGTCCGGCCGACCAGCACCCGCGCCGGGGACGGCACGGCCGCCCACTGCATCACCGGCCGCACGTACGCAGCCGAGGGCGGGGCCGTGCCCGTGACCGAGACGCCGTCCCCCGTCGTCGAGCTGACGAACGTCCCCGTCGAGTCGAGCCACAGCAGCAGCAGTTGCACCCCCGACGCGGCAACTCCACTGTAGGCCACGAACTGTGCCGTCTGCCCCGGAGCGACCGGGAACCGGTTCGGGCTCGGGACAGCGGAGTTGGTCCACACGAGCTGAGCCGGTGCCGTGACGGACGCCGCCCCGACGGTGTAGTAGAGCGCCCCGCCGGAGCCCAGCGAGAGCGTTCCGCCCTGCTGGTTGTACCAGTTGGACGCCGTAGGCCCCGCGCCCGCAGCCTGCGCCGGGGCGAGCATCTGCACCGCCTCGCTGCCGTCCGTACCCCAGTCGATGCCGGACTCCGCCGTCGGCAGCGCAGTTGCAGCGCGCTGCGCCACAGGGTCGTACCGGCGCGGGTCGGTGCACTCCCAGACCAGCGACCCGGCAGGGTCGCCCCGCGTGTACGCCCGGTCCGCCGAGAGCGCCCGCCGCAGGATGCGGCCACGCATGACCCGGCGGCACCCGGCGAGCTGGACGGCGAGCCAGCTCTCTGACTGACGGACGGCCGTGGCCTGCCGCAGAACGTCGAGCACCGCCGGAAGCTGGTCGAGTGAGTCCGGGGTGACCTCAAAGTCCCATTTCAGAGTTCGAGTTGAGGCCAGCAGCGCACCGGGCCACGCCCCCGGAAGTGAGGGCATGGCCACGGTTGAGCTGTCCAGGTCGGGCAAGTCGTCCCACCCGGACAGCTCGACGCCCACATAGGGCGTCCCCTCCCCGAGCAGGACGCCCCGCCACTGCATCTGCCCGTCCTGCGTGATCAGATCGTCTAGCGCCATGCGGGGGACCTACTCACCGTGAGTAGGTGTGCAGTTGCCGACATCAGCCCCTCGCTTTCATCTGCCACGCAAGCTCGCGGGCCACCTGCGCGGGGGTCATGTCACCCGCATGGAAGTTGTCAATCCTGACCGCCGGGGCGGCGGTTGCCCTCGAACCGGCAGCAACAGGGACGGTCGGCGAGTAGACCGCCGACGCGCCGACCCACCGGGGCAGGTCGGTCGTGATGCCGCTCAACTGCGCTCGCAGTGTGGGCACCTGGCTCCTGATGCCCCGCATGAATCCGCCCATCACCAACTTTCCGTTGGGCGTCAGGATTCGGGCGTCGAGCGGGGCTGGACCCTTCCAGTCGGTCAGCTTGGAAGTGATGTTGCCCAGAGTGCTCTTCAACTCGCCGACCTTGGACGTGATGCCGGAAATGAACCCGTCGAGCAGCGACGCTCCGGCGTGCATCAGCGTGGAGCCGACATCGCCCAGAGCGGACAGCGCACGGCCCGGCAGCCCGGCGAGCCAGGAGACGGCCGAGGTGACGCCGTGGCCGATGGCGGTACCCAGCGAACTCGCCGCTTGGGTGGCCTTGCTGAGGACGTAGGCCCCGAACGTGGACAGCGCGGAGAGCGCACGGCCACCCATACCGGCAAGCCATCCGATGGCCTCGTTCACGCCGTGCGCCACGACGCCGCCGAGCTTGCCGAACACCCCGACCACGAAGGAGAACCAGCCGGAGACGGCTTGCTTCGCCGCCGCCCACGCCCCGGAGAAGTTCCCGGACAGCAGGTCGGACACGGCCGTCAGCGCGGGCACCACAAACGAAGTGATGTACTTCGCCAGCACGCCCGCCAAGATCGACGCAAGTTGGCCGATCAGCGAGATGATCGGCAGCAGGACCGGCATCAGCGCGCTAAGCAGCGCGACGACCAGCTGACCGAGTGACTGGAGCAACGGGGCCGTGGCAACGAGCAGTTGGCCGAAAGCGGCGCCAATCTTGGTCAGCGCCGGAGTCAAGGCAGTGAGCAACTGCGACGCCAACTTGACTACAATGCCAATCAGTTGTGCCGCTACCAGAAGCAACGGAGCTAGCAGGGACGGCAGTTGTGCCAGAATCGGGCCAAGCGCGCCCATCGCCAACGTGACGATCTGGCCTATCAGCCCGCCGACCTGGACGAGCACCGGCCCTAGCGCGCCAGCGAGTTGGGCAACGAGGGTGGCGACGATCGGCAGCAGTACGGCTAGCGCCGAGGACAGGGACGCGACCAAGGGGGCTAGCGCTGCGCCCAGTTGGCCGGCCAGCTTGGACAGGGCCGGACCGATCACGGCTACGGCTGACTGGAGCGGCCCGGCCAGCGCCTGGACCACGGCGGACAGCAGCGGCAGCAGCGCGGCCAGGGCAGCGCCCAGGACGCCGGACACGACGTGACCGATGGCGGCCAGCGTTGTGAACAACGCCGTGAAGGTCGCCTGTGCCTGCGGCGTGGCCGTCAACCGTGCGGCTGTGGCGGTCAGTTGCGACAGGACGGAGAGGAACCCGGCCCCGGCCGTGACTGCGGGGCCGAAGACGTTGCCGACCGTCCGGAGGATGTTGCCGATGGTCCCGGCGAACTGCTGCACCAGCGCCACGGCTGCGTTGATGGTGCCGGTCATCGCGCCGGAGGCGAACATCCCCGACAGCTTGGCCGACAGGGCGTCGACGCCCTTGCCGACACCGGCCGTCAGCTTGTCGAAGGCCGGGGCCGCAGCGTTGCCAATGGCGACGACGCCCGCGAGGACTTTGCCGGGAACGTCTTTCAGGTTGCCTAGGGACGTGCCCACCTTGCCCAGCACCGAGGCGAGCTGGCCCGACTTGGCGAGCTCGGTAACCGCGCCGGCCGTTGAGCGGGCCATTGCGTTGAGGCTCGTTGCTGTCGCGCCCAGGCCGGTGTTGAGCGTGGGCAGGGCGGCCCTGGCCATGGTCGTCATGGAGTCGCCGAGCCCGGCGAACAGGCGGCCCTGTACGGACTGCTGCACGGCGCGCCACGCGGGGCCGAGCGCCTGTGTGGCCTTGACGAAGCTCTGTGCCGCCGGGGCGAGCTTGGCCATGGCGTCGGCGTCGCCCTTGAGCGCGTCAGAGACGCCCGACGTACCGATCTTGATGGTCGCCACGGCCGAGCCCATGGCCAGCATGGCGGGCACCGCCACGGCGGCAGCCGGGGCCATCTGCGCGAGGCTGCCGACCAGCCCCGCCAGTGAGGGCAGCGCCCCCGCCAGCGAGGCGAACTTGCCGACCGTGCCGACCAGTCCGGCAAACGAGCGCTCCGCCCCGGCGGCGTCCCCGGCCAGCGCGCCGACGCCCCGACGGGCGTTGTTCAGGCCCGCCGAGTTGACGTCCATGCGGACCGGCACGACCAGGGGTGGGCGGATCGTCGCCAACTCGCGTCGCAGCCGCATCACTTCGCCGGGCGCGATCTTCAATTTGACTGCGACTGTGGGCATGTTGGCCGACAGTCGCGCCCGAAGGTCGTCCCGGAAGGCGCGGGTGACGTCCGGGACGACCTGAACCTTCAGCTTGCTGCGCGCGGCTACACGGTCAAGGTCCGCGCGGAGCCGGGCGGAGAAGTCCCCCAGGTCCGGCAGGATGTTGACCTTGATGTGTGCCCGGCGCTCGATCCGGTCAAGGTCCCGCTGTAGCTGTGCGGCGAACCCGGATGTGTTCGGGAGTACGCGGATTGATAGCCGCCCGACCTCCCGGCCGCCAGGACTTCCGGCCACGGGTCACCCCCTTTCGATCGGCTGTGCGTGGGGGTGGTTGGACAGGTCGAGCCGGGGCCGCTTCTTGCGCAGCGCGGGCACCTCGACAGGTTGCGGCGGCGGAACCTTCCCGCCCGCCACACGGACGTTGTTCACGTCCATCACCCGGACTGCGTTGATCAGTTGGGCGAGTAGGTAGCTCTGGACCGTCCACCCCCGATGGTCCGGTCCCCCCGCCAGAGCCGCCCCGAGGGCGGACTCCTCCGGCATGTGCTCGGTCAGCGACCAGACACGGCGCGGCGTCAGCGTCCCCCGCCAGAGGTCCGCGAGATCGAGCCCGTAGAACCTCTGTAGGTCGGCCCGAAGTGCTGCGCCGTGCCCGTCGGTTATCAGCTGGCCGAGTCCAGCGCTTCCCCCGACTGGGTCGCTCCCTGCCACGCCTCGACCACGCGCACGTACATGCCCAGCGGCCAATCCTGCATTTCCTTGGCGAGCACCTTGGGGCCGTCGCTGATCAGAAGAAGCAGGTCCCGCATCTGCGGCAGCATGGCCGTAAAGTCCGCCTCGGCATTGCCGAACGCGTCGAGAATGACGCGGGCGGAGTTGAGCCCTTCCGGCGACAGCATCAGCAGATTCCGCAGGTGGACGATTCCTCCGGCGCGAGTCGCCAGCGGCAGCGCCGTGTACTCGGACTCGGCCTCGGCCATCAGATCGGAGCAGGACAGGGGGGTAGACAAGGTGGTGCCTTTCACTTACGGGCGAGGGAGTTGAGGTCAGCGCCGGTCAGGCTGCGGGGAGAACCTGAGTCCACTCGCCGATGGCATTGCCGATCGTGGACGAGCCCAACATCACGCCCTTAATCGGGAAGGTGACGAAGTCGTCCGTGGCCATGGCGACGGCATCGGAGCCCAGCAGGGAGACGCGCGGGTGCCACAGAGGGACGAAGTTGGCACCGTCAACCAGGATGACCAGCACGGCCTTTACCTGCGGAGTGGCGACGGCCGGAATACGGAAGGACTTGTCAGCCTGCACCGCACCGGGGCCAGCACCGAAGTACAGGCCGTAGGTCTGCGCGGTCGCCTGGATGGACTTGAAGGTGAGCGAGTAAGTCACATCCGGCGTGGTCTGGCGAAGCTTGGCGTTCTGCCAACTCCCTTTAACCGTCGCGTCGGTGCCGTCCCGACCGAACTCCGGAAGGTCGTCCGCCGACGTGTGTCCGATCGACTCCCATCCGGTACCGGGGACCAGCGGGTCAGTGATCTTCGCGGGCTTGGCGGTGTCGGGGTCGGCAATGTAGATGTAGCCACCAGCGGCAACGATGGCGGCGGCGTCGATGAGTGCCACGCGGGCACCTCCTAGCGTGAGTTGGGGACCTACTCACCGTGAGTAGGTCGGGCGGTGACTCGGTAGGTGGACCCGAAGACGAACAGGTCCGGACCCGGCGTCGGCGACCCGGCGCGCAGCTCGACCGGCCCGGCCGTCTCCTCGACGTGCCCCAGGTAGCCGTCAGCGCCCGCGTACTGCGTCCGTGCGGCTGCGAGCAGGGCAGGCCGCACCCGACGGGCCAGCAGTGCCGCAGCGGGGCGCGTGGGGGCCGCCGACTGGACGTCGACCACGGCCACGTCGAGCCCCGGCCCGGGAACTGCCGCGCCGGACACCCGGCGGGCCACGACCAGGGGCAGCACCTCGGCCCAGTCGGCAGGCCACACGACGCGCACGGCTGCACCTGGCAGGCCGTCACGCAGCGCGGCAAGAACGATGGACTCGACGTCGGGGAGCGGGGCCGTCACAGCCCCGCCTCGATCGCGTGGATGCCGGGCACGTAGGTGCCGTTCGGCGCGTGGTGGCCGTAGTTGATCGCCAACACGTCAGGGTCGGACATGACCACGATGGAGTCGACGGTATGAACCTCGACCTTCGTGCGGGACGCAAGCGCGCCCGTCCGGATGTGCATGTCGACTACGGCCTGAACCCGGGCCGCGCGTTCGCGTAGCTCGGTCTTGACCTCGTCCTTGACCTCACGCATCCCGGCCGTGATGCGGGTCAGGTTCGGGTGCAGTACAGCGGCCATGTCACTCCCGGCGCTTGATAGTTGCCACGTCGTAGGCGAGTCGGCGCGGGCCGGGCCAGCGCTGCGGCTCGCCCTCGACGGCCCAGACCTCCCCGCGCCACTCGACCCGGGACCACGGCCCGGCGGGCAGGGCCGGAGCGGTCAGCGTGTATCTGACGTCCTCGA